TACCATAAATCTATTTGGTCTTGCAAAACCCTCACCTTGTGAGATAGCACCCATAACTCTACCAATAGTAGATTCAGGTGTAGGACCTTGTACTCGTTTTAGTCTTCTATCACCCTCAACATTATCTAGTGACCTATCTCTAGGTATACCTAGTCTAATGTCATAGTTTCCTATTCTTCTACCGCCTCGTAAGATTGCCATTATACTTTGTGCCTTTTTCTATTTTTTAAATGAGCTTGTTCTATTAGTGTTTTACTTTGTCCGTAATATTCAACTGCGTGTCCTTTTGTACACATCAACTTATTAATATTTATATTGTTAACAAATATCTCCCCTAATATTCTACCAAACTTACCTGTTTCTGAATCTTTGTGAGTTTTTATGACTATTTTACCTTTTTTTAGATTATCTTGTAGAAATTTTTTAGATAATAAACCATATTTTTTCTCTGTTTTATCTCTAGTTCTACTTTCTGGTGTATCAATACCAAATAGTCTTACACGACTTTTATACATTATATCAAAACCTAAATCTATCACCACATCAATTGTATCACCATCAACCACTTTTGTTACTTTATTTACTCTATAACTAAAATCTGTGGGGTCACCTAACTTTGCCATATTACTCCAATATTAATTTCTTTATATGTCTATTGCCTAGACTATCTGTTTCTATTTCTGCTTTAGACTTTAGGCATTGATATTGAACACTACCACCACCTTTTAATTGCCTTTCAGCTATCCTTTTTCCTTTCAAACATACGCTCATACTCTCTTGTATTCTATGCTCCTTAATTTCTTGATTTACAATCATTAATAAAGCAACAACTGTTTCTACAATCATTTTTTTTAATTACCGTTTTTATAAACAATATCCCTATTAGCATCCTTTAATTTCTCAATATCTTCTAACATCTTCTCTACTTGTTTTTGTAAAAACTCAATATTCACTTTGTTTGTCATATTTTGTTCAAGGTTTTTTTCTATTTTCTCCACACTACCATACAAATCCTCAATCAACATAAATTGCTCGGAGTCGGCAGGTAAACTACCCATTTCACCTCTAGGCCATTTGATTCTAAATTCTGTATTTTTCTCTAAATCACTTTGCATTAAAGTGAGTGTAGTTGAGTGTTGATTCAACTTTTCAGTTATACCAAAATAAGACCACACGCCAATACCAACTGCCCCGATTATGGCAAGCATATTACGGACTGGCATAGAAATAGCCGTGTTGTCGCTTATGTCCATTCTTTTCATAAAATCCTTATATTTTTCTTCTACTATCAGCGAACACACCACCAAGACTTCTTTTCTTGAATTGTGCTACAGGTAGATAAATTGCTATCGCCATCTCATCTACATCTATTCGCCTAAAACCAGATTGTACATTACTATACAAATATTTTTTTATTGCTGGTCTAATTAAATTTATACTGGCAACATCACCATAACCTGCAAGTAATTTAGTAGAGCTATCAAACTTTGCATTTGTAGCAAACTTTTGCATACGCTCTAATAATCTAAATCTCAATGGGTATGGTAAATAATGAAAATTTAAACCCATAAAACCACCTTTAATTGTTTCTAGTGGTAATACTAATGGGAATGTATCGTAAAACGGAAGTGTCTTTTTGTATTTTGGGTCATAGACAAATAAGTTCATACGACCTGCACTTGGTGATTGATTGACTTTACCTTGACTCATCAATTTTCTTTGAGAGACCTGGTCTACAATCAATGATACTGCATTACGATACCAACTGGCACCTCTTAATGCGTTACCTTGCAAATCCTTTAGTGGTTCAAATATATTTTTCGCCATACCACTATTTATATGCCTTTTCCAATAAAAAACCCACCGGTATCGCTACCGGTGGGTCAAAGTTTCTAAAGCGGAGAGATTACTCTTCCTCTGCCAATTTACTGAAATAATCTAATGTATCATCATCTGAATCATCAATTTTCATTTCACTTGACGAAGGCTGAGCGACTTCAGCACTTTTCACAGGTGCAGCTGGTTCAGCAGGCGGGAGGTCTGCCGTTTCAACTGTTTCTGTGCTTTGTGAACCTGATATTACCCTATGAAGTTTACTTTTAAGTTCATCATAAGACTTGAAGTTATCAGCGGCCACAAAAGGTTTCAGAGCGTGTTGTTTTTCCCAAATAGCCTTGATGTCATTATCTGACTCTTTGATTTGAGATACACCCTCAAACTCGGATTTGTCATAGTTCCAATAACCATCAACTTTTCTTAATTTCAGTTTAAAGTTTGCACCTTTCCAGAAATCAAATGGGTTGATAGGCTTTTCATCTTCAAAAGCCGGTTGCATTGCTTCGGTAATCTTATCAAAGATTTTTTTACCAAACTTAAACAAGAATACTTTACCCTCATTTTCAGGATGTTTAGGGTCGCTAACAACATAGATGTTAGAATAGTAAGATAACTTTCGTTTTCTTTTTCTAGCAATCTCTTTGTCGCTATCAACGCCAGTATTCCATAATCTTGTATTCTCTTCCGACACCGGGTCTTTTTGACCTAATGTAGTTAAAGAGTTTTCAATATACCAACCACCTTTATCTTGGAAAGCATGAGACCACACTCTCTGCCATGGCATATCTTCACCATTGGCTGCTGGTAAAAATCTAATAACAGCATAGCCGTTACCAGTTTTATCCATCTCTATTTTCCAGAAACGGTCATCTTGATATTTGTTTTTGTTTGCTTGGTCCTCTGGTTTTAGATTTTGTTCCAGAGCTTTGGTAAGTTTGTCAAAGTTACTTGACGAGGTTTTTAATGTTTCGAAATCCATATTAGTTCTCCTATATTTTCGTATTTCGTATTTGTGTTACCTGTATTATCGGTATCGTTATTATTTATAAGACTTTTCACTTTGTTTTACCCACTTTTTTAAGCTTTCTTCTCTTGCTTTTAAATCGTAAGTTGCTTTTGGCAAAGACTTCATAATTAAATACTCTTTAAGACTTTCACACTTTGCTATTATATAATCTAATAGTCTTATCATAAACAATATGCGTCCTTCGTGGGATTTATTGGTTTACCCACAATCTTCCAGGAAGAGTCCAATCTGATGCTAGATAGGTCCCTACTCAAAACTAAACAAGGTGTCTTCAGCCATTCGGCCATAACCCTCCTTGCCCATGCCTTTAGCCCTCTTAAGCTATGTTCAGCCAGAAGGATTACTATACTTGCAAATATAATAACTTTACGCATATTGTCTATTAATATATCATAAACCAGCCAAATTGGCAAGTCTAGGATAATCTATGTAAGATAAATTAGGATACTTATCCCATTCTGGTATTGGTTGTGCTGTCTTACCATCACCTTTATTTACCTTATAAAACTTTGTTTGTCTATTCCAAGAGAATAGTTGTGACCATTGATTGACCCAATTTACATGAGGTGTGGGTCCTTGTTCAGTAGGTACATAATGTTTGGTACCTGCATATAAATTATTGACCTTTTGTGTATCTGATACTAGGTCATGGCCTATTAAATATACCTCATCTGGTGTTTCGTTCTTACAAGCCACATAACCTGACATGGGACCAGCTGCCCACCCTAAATCACTATTTTTTGGACATATATCTTTTAAGTTGTTTGATTTATCACCATCATAAATCCAACTTACATAACTATAACTCTTATTAATATTTTCTTTTACTTTATCACCACCTCTACGCAATATGGTAACTATACCTGATAGATTAGAACCGTGCATTACAAACTCTGTAGCATTACCTTTTTCATTTTCATATAAACCGTCCCATTCTTTTTTAACTTCTTCTACTTCAGCTAAATTTAAACCTGCGTGTAACATCATTTGGTAGTGATGTTCAGGTACTTTTGTCCAGTTTCTAAACCAACATTCTACTTCTTTTGCAAAACCACTTTGGTATATTTCGTGCATAATACCATTATCAACACTAATTAAAACATCTGGTTTAAAATCTCTGTATAAGGCATTACAACCATAGATACGACCTTTATTTCTTAAAGACTCTAAATTAAAATCTTTTCTACTACTGCCATTACCTATACAAAAAACTTTTTTCATCCTATCTCTTTTACTTTGTCTTGACATTTTCATGCCAATGTTTAATATTTCTTCTTCTTTTGGCCATTCTTCATCAAAGTATTTAATCGTCATCTTCACTTATAGGGTCCATATCATCAAGACCTTTTAATTTATCTTCATATTTTAAAATTATATTACTTAATCTTTGAGCTGGCCAATTTGCCTGTACCATTTCATCTCTTAATTTTTTTAAATCATTTAGTATTTCTTCTACCATAATTTAAATCTTTCTAACTTCTCTAATATCTTTTTGATAGGTTCATAAACTGTCCATATATCTTTGATATGTTTATCAAGTTTCTTATTTAACTTGTCTATCTTTTTTTCTATTCTATCTAATTGTTCTTTGTCCATACTTCTTTCATAATCATTTTACATTCTGTTTCATTATACTTCATAAAACCTTTTAACTTGGCCATCTTAAATGCGATTTTAGGCCAGACAACTCTTTCAGAAATATCTTTAGACCAATTTTTACTATACGATAGAATTGAATCAAGTATGATGGCGGTCTGGATATTAATCTTCCGTTGTATAAGTAAACGCAAAACTGGTGGATGTTGTCCGCCAGATATGCGAAAGCCATCATTAAACCGAATATTAAGAGAGCTAAACCTATTAGCAAGTGATGAGCAATCATTCCTAAAATGGTAACCAACTGCGTCTTGATACTTCTTATACTCCAAATAGTTCCCTTTGCCATCATTTTCTAATAAACTCTT